ATCAATTAAAGAAGTTGAGTGAAATACATAACCCATATCTCCTTTATCCCCAAATTTTTTATTTCTTTTTTCTATTTGTTTTTTTAAATTTTTCTTAGATTGTTTAATATATTTATCTGATGCTTTGTTTAAATCATCAACAAACTCTGGCACATCTGCATACCATATGGGACATTTAAAATATTCCTCTAAAATTAATTGTTTTGGAAATTCTTTTTTCATAGTTATTTATAAGGCCATCCTAGATTCCATATTACTAAACTATATCTTGATCCTTTTTTTACTGGGCATACTCTATGCCAAACAAATCCGGGAAAAACCACTAAAGATCCTTTAGGTAGTATCTCTGTGCATTTTTTTACATTTCTTTTTTTATCAGGGTCCATGTTTCTAAAATCAAATTCTAACTCACCACCTTTATAATCTTTTGGATCTGATAAAGAAACTGTTACAGAAAGTTTTCTAATTTTACCATGTGATGGATCTCCTTCTTGTTTTTGATAAGGTCTATCCCAACCATCACAATGCCAATCGTAATATTGACCTTTTTCATATTTAGTAAATTGACAAGACTCTGAATAATCCCATTGAAAATTCCAACCGGCACTAGCGTTTGCTGAGTGAACATACGGTTGTATTTCTTTATAAATCCAACGGTCAGACATCCAAACAATATTAGAATCTCTCTTCTCTTTTAAATCTTTTATTTGTTGTTTATTTAATTTTTTACCATTATTAAAACCACCAGTAACTGCCATTTCATCCTGTAATGATTTACCATATTTTACGATTTCATCACAGATCCTAGAGGGAACTGCTGATTTAAAATACCAATAATAATTTGTTAAGTTCATATATCTTTATAAACTTAATATATTTCTTTTTAAGTAATTGTCAATGTTCCAGAAACTGTAAATGTAGCTATCTTATCTCCACCTGGATGTGTTGCTGTTAAATTAGTTCCGGGTGTAACTGCAAAAGTTCTATCACTTGGACCTCTTATAATAACCACTCCTGGTCCACCTGTTCCAGCTTTTCCTCCACCATTTACTTGAGTTCCACCACCTCCACCACCAGTGTTATCTGTACCATTTGCTCCACCTTGCGTAGAATTTGGAATTGTTCCTAATGGTGATCCACCTCCATTTCCACCACCTCCAGCTCCGCCACATCCACCTGATCCAGATGCGTTCATACCACCTCCTCCGCCACCAGCAAAAGAAGTAACTGAAAAAGGAGTTCCACACGCATTAATTGTATTTGGTGCTCCTGCACCACCTTGACCGGCTGTTGCTGATGTAGGTGCTCCTCCATCACCTCCAGCACTAGTTGCTCCACCTCCACCACCACTTGGTGTTGAAAGACCTGGCACTTGTGATGTTCCTCCAGCGTTACCTTGAGGAGGACTCACAGGAGGTGTATTTCCTGCTCCACCAGTTCCATTTAAAACTGCTCCACCCCCAGAACCTCCAGCAAGACCAGGAAGTGTAGGAGAAGCATTATTACCACCTCCACCTCCTCCAGCTGAAGTAATTGTAGAAAAAACTGAATTATTTCCTGACGAACCTCTTACTCCTGAACCATTAATTCCACTTGTTCCTGAAGCAGGATTAATAGCTCCTGCTCCACCAGCTCCAACTGTTACATCGTAAGATGCACCAACTTCAACTGAAGTAAAAGGTAAAGAGGGTGCTTGTAAAGGTGAAGGCCCAAAACCTGAAGCTCTATATCCTCCAGCTCCACCACCAGCTCCTGATCCTCCTCCTCCACCAGCTACTACTAAATAATTTAAACTATAAGATATTACATTTTTAGGCCATGTAGTATTTTTTTGTGCTTGAAATTGACTTTGCATTGACCACACACCACTTGCTTTACTTAATTCTTTTACAATAACAACACCTGAACCACCTGCTGCAGAAGTACCAGGGAAATTCATTGAACCTCCTCCTCCACCACCAGTGTTAGCAGTTCCTGCTACTCCATTTCCACATTCATTTGGACCTGGATTTCCAGCTCCTCCACCTCCAGAGCCACCTGCTCCACCACTTCCACCAGATTGATGGCCTCCGCCACCTCCTCCAGCAAATGTACTACCTGGATTTAATGCACTTGCTGCTCCAGCACCACCGTTTCCAGCAACATTACCGGGTCCTCCATTCCCACCTGCAGCTCCTTTACCACCACCACCGCCGCCTCCATAGCCAGGAGCACCACATCCAGTTCCACCTGGATTACCTTGACCAGAAACACCTGTTCCTGCAGTACCACAATTTTTACCTCCACCACCTCCCCCAGAACCACCTGGACGACCTCCACAAGGATTACCACCTCCACCGCCTCCACCTGTCGCTGTTTGACAAAATGCAGTTGTTGGATTTCCATCATTACCTTGAGGTGAAGGATAAGGTGTTCCTGTTCCTCCAGCACCAATTGTTATAGGGTATGCTGTTGCTCTATTTACTGAGATACAACTAGCTGTTATGAAACCTCCTGCTCCTCCGCCACCACCTTGATTGGTATTACCTGATCCTCCACCTGCAACTAGTTCAGCGGATAAAAGTTGAGTTCCTGGTTGTGTAGTATGACATCCTGTAGATGTTACAGCTGTAACAGTACATTTTCCGAAAGAACTTTTATTAGAAGTTCCTATTACACCACCGTTCAGTGAGCCAGATTTATTTCTTGGCATTGTGTCCTCCTATTCGGACACCCAAGTCGTGCCATTCCAGTTATAAACTGTAGGTGTTTCCGATTCGTCGTTTGATTTAGTTGCTTCCCAACCTTTAGTGTTGTCAGCGTTGTATTTATCTTCGTCCCACTTAATTACATAAAACCAAGTTGGAGGAGAATTTCCATCATTTTCTATAGATGGGTATGTTATTGGTGCTTGCCAATCATCGTTATCATCTAAAGACCATGAAGCATAAGGTTGTGATGTTAAAAATTTATCTTTCGCAGGATCATATATATCTCCAATACCTGCATATTTTTTTCTAAAATTATGATTATAAGAAGTTTGTTTCCAATCTCCACCTTTAAAAAAATCAATACACCACGCTTCTCCATCAACGTGCATGTCATTATCTCCTAGTGGTCCTGCTGCTGTAGAAATATCATTTCCTACCACAACAACTCTTTCTACAATCCAATGAGTATCTGATGTAAATCCTGTCGGATCTGTTTTCTGTTTTATTTCTGCAAAATGTGCCATATTTATACTCCTTTTATCTTATATACAAAATAATTTTGTTATAGTCAATTAAGTGTTAGTCCAAGTGCCTGCTTTTACAAAATCATATACCTCGTTTAAATCCCAAATTCCTGGTGCAGCTGCTTTTCGACCTTGTTCTTTTATAACTACAACACCAGATCCACCACTACCGCCAGATCCTGGATTAGCGTCTCCATCTCCACCGCCACCACCGCCAGTATTAGCTGTACCATTACCACCACCTTGAGCCGGGTGAGTTCTGGATCCAGTTCCACCACCACCTGTTCCTCCAGGAGTTGTAGAGTCTTTATTTCCACCGCCACCACCACCTGCAACTGCAGTTATGGGTGAACCTGGAAAAGTTGAACTTATATCAACACCTGCTCCACCAACAGCTGGAGCACTAGTAAAATCAAATCCTGCTGCGCTAGCACCACCGCCACCGCCACCACCGTGATCACCACCACTTACACCTCCACCTGGATTTCCTTGAGGAGGACTTACTGGAGGAGTATTTCCTGCTCCTCCTGCAGCACAAGCAGAGCTTCCTCCGCCTCCACCACCAGAACCACCAGCATTTCCAACTCTTCCTCCGGGCTCTTGTGATCCACCACCTCCACCACCATGAGAAGTGTATGTGCAAGAACCAACAACAAATGATGTGTTGTTCCCTGAATTACCAACACTGTCTTTTCCAACTCCACTACCTCCACCACCAATAGTAACAGCTCCTAAAGCAGAACTACCGCTAACTGGAATACATGTAAATGATCTATAACCACCAGCTCCACCACCGCCACCTCTTTTTCCAGCACCGCCAGCACCACCTGCAACTACAATAAAGTCTATTTTAGAAGTTACCGCATTGGTTGTAACACCTGAAGGCGTGCTTGAAGTTACAGTTGTAATGATATCAGAAGTTCCAGGTGTAACACCTTGTGTTGGTCCAATTACTCCGCCATTAGCCATAGTCGATTATCTCCTATGCGTCGTCTATAACTTCATATGATATTACTAGATCTAAGTCTGATGCGGCACCTGCTCCACCTTTAAGTACATCTGCCTCCATTAAATATATTGGAGTATCCAATACAACTAATGTAGCATCTGCCGGTACCGAAACTGTTTTTGCTAGAAAAAAAGTTCCTGAAGTGTCAAAGTTTGTAACACCGTCTGATGTGAAGTTAGATTTTGTTATTGATAATGATAAATCTGCTGCGTTTGTTCCGTCAACGTTTGCACATGTAATTCTATTAATTTTTATTAATTTATCAGAAGATACTGTCAGTAAAGTTGTAGTTGTAGTAGCTGTTAAATTAAAACCTACCGACTCACCTTTAATACTGGTTACTGATACTATATTTGGATTTGCCATAATTTACTCCTTTTAGCCGAAAACGATTGCCATTGCAATAGCTTTTCCTGTTGAAATTCCTGCGGTGTCAAAACTTAAAGTCCCAGAACCATTAGTAACTAACGCTTGTCCACTTGTGCCATCGCCAGCTGGAAAAGTTAAAGCATCAATCGTGACTGTTCCAGAGCCTTTTGGCTGTATAGATACACCAATATTAGTGTCTCCACCAGATGCAGTAAGTGTTGGTTTGTTTCCTGTGGCTGCGTTATTGTAAGTTATTTCATTAACTGCGGAACTTGTAGCCGTTAATTTAAATAATTCGTTTCCATTAGTATCTAAAATAGATGTTCCAATTTTAGGCGATGTTAAAGTTTTGTTTGTTAAAGTCTGTGTTCCTGTTAAAGTTACGTCCCCAGAAGGTAATGTATCAATATCAGGATTAGTTCCATCATTTGCAGTTGCGAATACTATAGCGTCACCTTTATTATCTGCTGCAAAAGTAAATGAGTCTCCTGAACCAGATGCATATTTAAATTGTACTGTGTATGCTCCTGAAGTTGAATTTCTTAAAAAATAAAAAGTTTGAACATCTAATGGTATTGTTACTATTTGATTTCCTGTAATAGTTCCTGTGAACTCAATCATCCTGTGAGATAGTTCTGCACCAGTGGATCCATCAGAAACTGCTAATGCAGTTGTTTGAGCTCCACCTGCTATAGATTTAGCAATGTAGCCACCAGAAATTTGTTCAATAAGTTGTAAATTTGTATTTGTTTTTGTACCCCAAGTTCCAGCGTTTTCACCGGTTGCTTGAAGTTCAACACCTAAAGGTGTAAATGTAGATGCCATAAATTATCTCCTATGCAGCGTCACTATAACTTGTATTTGATCCAGTTGCAACATCCGAATATGTATCATTCGATCCTGTCGAAACATCACTATAAGACGTATTTGAGCCAGTGTCAACATCTCCATATGCAAAGATATCAACTGTTCCAATACTAGTAGTGATAGATAAGCTTGTTAATCCAACCTGCATATCAACAGGTGCTATAGCCCCCACACTAGCGCTAAACGACTGACCAGTTAATCCTAAACCTTCTTCTATTGCTAAAGATCCAACAGAAGCTGTAGCGGACTGACCTGTTGGTTGAGCTACTGCTCCACCTAGACCTATAATTGAACCTAAATTAAATTCTGCTTGTTGACCAGATAAAAATACCACATCATTCGGTATTGTAACTGTCCCTAAATTAGAACTAAAAGATTGACCAGAAATCGATACTGTGACATCAACCACAGCTTCAGTAGTCCCTTGTGCTGAAGTTATAGATAAACCAGAAAGAATCGCTGTTTCATTTGGTGCTTTCGCTGTTCCTTGACTTGCGGTAAACGATTGGCCTGTTAGACCAATAGTCATATCGTTAACTGTTAAAGATCCAACAGAGGTTGTTGCAGACTGACCAGTTAGTCCTACCTGCATATCCACTACAGATACTGAACCAATTGAAAACGTTGCTGATATTCCTTCCACCATAACAGGAATAAAAGATTCACCTTGAGAAGATGTAACAGACTGACCACTTAAACCTACAGTCATATCTACAACTGTTAATGATCCTAAACTAGGTGTAATTGAGAAACCTGTTGGAAATATGGTTATGTCTTTAAGTTCGCCCCACTCACCATCGTTCCAAGCTTGTGCACCCCAACCTGTTTTTAAAGTTGTGGCCTCATTCCAATTAGCCTGATTCCAGGTTAACCGGCCCCATCCTGAAGTCACCGACATGGTCGGCCTCCTATGCTAATCTGATTATTGCGTTACTTGCGTCTGCTGCTGGAAACTCTATTTTAAAAGTTCCATTACTTGCTGTCTTATCACCACCAAAAGCTATAATTGCTACAGCATCAGTTGTGCCTGAACCGCCGTCTGTTGTTGTATTATAAATCATTGCACCGTTCGCAGTGAAAGAAGCAGATGAATAAGTTACATCTGAAAAATCCGTAAACGCAGTTGTTGAAGATAGTGATACACCAGAGTTTGTTAAAGTTGCTCCACCTGCAGAATATGCAGATCCTGATGTATTTGATATTTCATTTGATGTTGAATAATCTGTGGTAGCTGCACCTAGAGATGCTGAACTTGTAAACAAAGCAATCTTAAAAGTGTGTCCACCTGAAGATTCAAAACTGTGTTTTCCTTGTAAAAGTTCTTGTTTAAAACTTGAACATATTGCTGATGTTATTGCCATAATAATCTCCTACGGGTTTACTGAGTTTACCGGTATTCGAACAGTGCCATCTGTGTAGTCATCTCTTCGTCTTCTACCGACTTGCTCGTTAGCAAACTTCTGTACCTCTTGTTTATATTTATTTTCATACAAAGTCAACATGTCTATAGGGCCTTTTAAAAACCCATATGCCTCTGATAGACAGCAGTATAATAGTCCATTTGGAAAATTAAGACTGATATAATTAGTGTCATTATTTTCTAAAAGATCAGGCATTTTATTAAAATGCACTCTAAATCTATAAGTTGTGTTTGGAACTGGGGCTACAAATATTCTTCCTGAGTTAGTATCTGCCTCACCTGTAGCACCACCAAACATAGCATAATATTTAGGTTGGCCTTGAGCAGCAGAAGTTCCGGTTACATCCTGATACTCTTGTAAATAAGTTAAATCTTTTTTCTCTAGCCATCTGTTGGCTCCTGTAATCTCGGATCCTGCTGTATCATAAACTTGTATGCCTCTAATGAATACAGCTCCTGCAGGACAGTTTATAGACTCTTGTCCAGCAACAAAATTACCTAGTTGTTGTTTTCTATCTGCATCAATAGGAACATCTCTAAATATTCTATACTGTGCGTTTAAAATTATATTTTCTAAAACAGAATCAGATAATACATTTGAATCTGTTTCAGTATAACTTCTTATTTGAGTTTTTAATCCTGATGCACTTAATCCAGCCATTATTTATCACCTTTGTGCTTTTCACGTATCTTTTTTTGTTTTGCTGTTTCCTCTACATGTATTGGCATGTCTGATTCTGGCATATCTTCATACAACTGAAGGTGTTCATCTTTTTCTGAACACTTACATTGTTTAATTCCAAATAGTTTATAAATAAAATTTTTTAATTTTTTTATCATGGTGTTATAGTAACTGGTCCTGCAGACACAGTTGGTCCTCCTGAGTCTTCTGTTATACTAGGAGTTGCACCCAGTGTAAATGTATATTTATTTGTTGTAGTTACTGTTATACTAAATCCTGAAGCATTTTCATAGGTAGTAAGAACTACACCTCCCGGGCTACCTTGAACATTTCTAAATCTTACTGTATCCCCCGAAGTCCTTCCGTGATTAGGTTCTGTTACTGTAATAGTTTGTGAACTTGCAGTTATAGAAAAGGGATTATTACCTAACATAGTGGCAACCGCCGGTTCTACTCTGTCTGGTCTTACATGTCTTAAAGATATAGAATCACCATTCATGGGCTTTGGTTCTAATTGTGGTTGTTTTGGTTCAAATTCAGATACATGCACAAACGCACCGTTCCATTCTCTAACCATTTCTTTATATGGAAATTCCATACCAGATCTATCTGATATTGCTTTTGCGTATTTACCTGTTGCATACTTTGCCATTATCTTTTACCTCCAGCTCCTAAAGGACTATCTACAAGACCACCTTTAACATAATCATCTCTTTCATTTAATATATCTTGTATAGCAGTTAGTTCAGGCATCTCTTGTAATAATTGCATTAATTTTTTTGTGGACAAATGAATTAGTTCTCCTTTTGTATTTTTATAAGAACCCATGGATGTATTATATACTTTACCCATTAGTCTCTTTTAAATTTTCTTGGTTTGTATTTTTTAACATCTTCAGGACCTGTTCTTTTAATTCTATCTTCGTATAAAATTTGTGCTCGTTTCATAGGGTTCTTAACACCTTTAACTAATTTTCTTTTTGGTCCTGGTGGAGGTCTAAATCTTGATCTAATATCTGGTAAATCTTCATATCTTTTAACAATATCTTTA